TTCGTAAGTAGCCTTACAATCTTTGAGGCCAAAAGAGTAAAAGCAGCCGTAGCAGCTGTAGCAGCCTTCGCAGCCGTAGCAGCCTTTGCAGCCGTTGCAGCCGTCGCAGCCGTAGCAGCCGTAGCAGCCGTCGCAGCCGTTGCAGCCGTAGCAGCCGTCGCAGCCTTCGCAGCCTTTGCAGCCGTCGCAGCCGTTGCAGCCGTTGCAGCCGTCGCAGCCGTCGCAGCCGTAGCAGCCGTTGCAGCCGTTGCAGCCGTCGCAGCCGTCGCAGCCGTTGCAGCTGTCGCAGCCGTTGCAGCCGTAGCAGCCGTCGCAGCCTTCGCAGCCTTTGCAGCCGTCGCAGCCTTCGCAGTTTGTATTATTGTCGGACATAAAAATTTGAGTTAAAAATAAATATTTACTAATTTTTATAAATTTGGAATTAGATCTTTCCCTGGCGAACAATCGCACCTGTCGCCAAGTTTATGAATCGCGCTATATTTCTTACACCGGAAAAAACCTTTCTGCCGGAGCTGCATTTTTTCCATAAAGTCCGCCTCTTCTTTCGGCATATAACTTGCGAACTGGTGGCGCGCAAAGCCTTTGCCGTTTGGTAAACGAATAATATCTTTTCGTTGATCTATAAGCGATAATATCGCATTCAACTGCTCTTCTGTAACATCTATTTTTTGGCCGCCAATAAGTAAAATTGAAAACATAAAATTTAATTACGAAACATAACCGACTCCGCCAGTAGTTTTTCTTGAGGTATTAAAATCCTGCATGTTAGAAAACCAATACGCAAGTCTTCTTTGAACCTCAAAAGTCTTTTTAGTTTGCCATAAACATTTTTTACCGTTGTGTGTTTTTTCCATCCAATGATTGCAAAATTTGTAAAGTTCCCGCCGGATAATTTCAACATCGAGGCCAGCTTTTTGTGAAATCGAAAAAACTAATGAATCATATTTTTCTTTTTCAGTTTCTCGATTTTCGAAAAGATTAAAAAAATCTTCTGCTTTTTTTTGTGGTGGGGGCCCGGGGGGTACCCCCGCATCACCATCACCATCACCATCACCATCACCATCACCATCACCATCACCATCACCATCAGTGGGGTGGGCCCCACGAGCGCTCGTGGGGGAAATTAAGAGAAGTGATTCTTTTAGTTTATTAAAGCCAATAATCATCTCTTGAAAATACCTCTTGTCTGGTTTTTGTCGTTTTTCAAAGTTCTTGACATATCCATAGGTTTTATTTTGAAATGCGAACTTGACAACCTTGCCTATATTGATTAGTTCTAATAATAATTTTTCTATATTTTGGTTGTCGTATGGAAGTATTAAAACCCTCAATTTTTTTATATCAAACTCAAATACACCATTGTCATCTGAAAAATTCCATAACCCTATGTAAAAAAGACGAGCCCACGGCGAGCACTCCGCGAGGTCACTTTGAGTCCAAAAGTCTGGATGGATTGCGCGGATCTTTGGCATACTTATCAACTTAAAAAGACGGATACGTTAAACACCTGCATGGAGCTGCGTATCCGTCCGTCTAAATTCATAAGTTTGTTTTTCATGCAGATGTTAGAAAAGCACCGATAATCTATCAAAGTTTTTTGCCACTTTCAAGAGGAAAGTTTTACACAAAGTTTGAACATCTTTTACACATCAAATAAACATCGGCATTACGTCGGGCACGCCATGAAGTATACCTTGTACTGAAAGACTATCGGCAATAACAAGGTCGTCATGGTACGGCGCTATCGCATTCATACCGCCTTGTTCGTCAAAATAAAAGTGTTCGATTTCTTCGAGTAGTTCGCTAGACAATTCAGCGTTTCCAGTGGCGTAAAACTTTTGCAATCCATTTACCATAATTGGCTTTGTTTTTACGTTCGTATGCCATCCTAAAACGTCGGTCTCTTTATTCGTTTGTTTATCGAAAGAACGCTGCCTGTAAAACTTGCCAGCGTAATGATATTCGAGTGCGGCGTTTAAAAACGCAAGGGCGATATTGTTCTCAAAAACGATTGTGGCATTTTCTACGGTACCTAATAGCTCGTTTAATACCTCTGCAAGTATATGTTGTGAACAGTGGCCACGATACTGCCTATAAAGTCTACTGTCGAGGTCGCGCATTATGATCGTCGAATAGTCGCCACCCTGCTTTCCGTTCGCAACGTCAATACCTATTGAGTAAAAGTTTTTATCATTTTCCGGAAACTCTCTAAACACCTGGATACCAAACTGGCTAAACTTTCGAATGCACGGCAATACCGTAAACTTTAATCTCGTATCAAACACAGGTGAAGCATTGAGCACAAAAGGTATATTGCAATACTCCTGCAAAAACTTTTTTATGTCACTTCCTTCCTCCATCATTTTCTCACAACGCTCTTCTAGATCTTCAATACTCCATCGTTCGGGCCAAAGTGGGCGCCCCCTAGTAAACTTTACCCTAATGCGTCCATCGCCATCCTCGATAAACTCGATATCTTTTTGTGGGTCAAAATCCAATATCGCAGCGTATTGAATCACAACAAAGTTCTTGTTAATAGCTTGCTGTTTCAACATGTTCACAAAACAGATGTTGCTTATTATCGTACCTAGAACCACCATTGAGCCGCCTGGTGAAATAACCGGATATACCGACGTAAACATCCAATTATAAAATTCATTCGCTATAACAGGGTTTTTAACGTCCTTGTTTTCTTGCGGATCGTCGACTATTACTTTTGTCGGGCGCCGCCCTCTTATCGCCTCACCCTTAGTGATAGATTTTATTTCGGTACCGTTAAGCAACTGCAATTCGCGCTGTCGCCATTTATCGGTTTTGCTATTTTTTTTGGCGTCGATAGGAACGATAATACCCCACAATAATTTTATGGTTGAATTAGTTTCGAGTTCACGCCTTACGTCGCCAATAACTTCCTCACCCAACCCCTTTGTCATTATCAGAAGAATGCTCGGTTCCACCTCGAAAAGCAAAAGCCATAGTACAAGGATCTTGCATACTGCCGTTGTTTTCGCATGGTCGCGAGCCACAATAGCAAGAACATCTTTTGCGGTTTTGCAATGGGCCCAAAGCTCCTCGTGAAATTCGGCAGATGGATATTTTTCGCCTGTCTTTTTATCCCGCGTCCATCGCTCACAAATATCTTCGGCAAAAAGCCGTATATTGTTAAAATAAATCGTTTGATACGCAAGCCTGTAAGCTTCAAGGCTTAGGCTTTTCCGCCACGTCGGATCGTTCCTCACCCTCATTGCTAGGTCCAGTGGTGGCATTAGTTTTTCCGGTACCTTCATTTTTTATTTTATTATCGAACTCCTCTCGCGCCTTATCGAATGGTATTATACCCCCTTCAAGATCCATCTTTGTAATTCTGGTCGGCAGTCCGCTTTCCGTTCGTACCATCTCCCAATATCTTTTGGCGTCCTTTGAATCAATTTTACCTTCTTTCGCCAGCCTCTTTGCTTCTCTTGTTATAACGTAAAGCATGGTCTCTAGGTTTTCGGCCACTACCTTTGAACGCTTCTTTTTAAACTCTGCAAGGTTTAATGCAACTTGCTCCTCTAAGAACTTCTCTTTTTTAGTGCGCCAGCCAGTAGTTTTTTTGCCAAAATTACTGTTGAAAGTCCCAAACTTATCATACAAAAAACTCTTAACATCTATTATGTCACTTTTAAAATATTCCTCTTTAATAAGCGGCCAATTATAGGCTGGCGGCTTTGGGCTATGCTTCTTTTTCATATTTCATTATACGGTTATTTTCATAATATTTTCTTTAATATTTTTTGCTTTTCAAGATCCCTCGATACAAGATCTTGTGCCTTTAGTAACGGCTTCACAAAAGGCAACACTTCTTTTGCACTCAAGCGGACATATATTTCTTTGCCATAAAGTTTGTTTTCTAACCTTATCGTAAATGTTTCGTCCTGCCATGTTAATAGCTTACTGTTAGCCTCGCACAGCATCTTTTCTTTTTTAAGGACTCTTGTAGTTTTATCCATAAGAAAATCAACAGCACTCCTGCAGTTTGGGTTTGGCATTCTATTGTCGATGACCAACTCGTCCCGTTTTTTCTTTTTAGATTTAAAAACACTTAGCGCTACTGGCGTACCAACCGTGGTCTCTGTACGTATACCTAATTTTTTAATAACTTTCTTGTAATTCATATTTTTACGGTTTTAATATCCAGTTTGTACTTTTCCACCCAATTCACCAGAAGGCGCTGCAACTCCTGCATAGCCTCCTTTGATAATTTCGCCTCGAACTCGTCGACATCGCTTTCGCGTACATAATCCCTTGCGCATTCGAGAGCGTTCGTAATGATGACATCCGCAACAAGAAAGTCGCCAAAAAAATGCTTTGTAACCTCCCCAACATACACCGGCCCTTCCCATTCATTTTCTAGCATCATTTTTTCGCCAGCTTCTTTTGCTTCCTCTATAGTGCTGAAAAGTTCAGCATTCCATACTTCGGTATCGCCAATTGCGAAACGGTATTTGCCTGTAGGTGTAAATTCTATCATAAAATTAAATTATATAGTGATTATTCATTTTTACCCTGCCACTTTTTGAGTAAGGGCATACGCCTTCTAAAAAGAACTTTGGGACCTGATACGGCTTAGTCTTTGGCTTATATGATGGTAAACAAACTTTGCACACTCTGCGCGGTAAAAGAGCTGGATCATTTGTTTTTACAATTTTATTACAAACTCTACAAATCATTTTGTGAAATTCTATGGTCGTGTCCTTTTTTAACCTTACCCTCCGGCAAATCTTTGCAATCAGAGCAGTTTTCTTTCGTCATATTTTTCGCCAAAAGCTCTTGTAACCGCTTTACCCTTCCGGCCTTAACGTAAATGCCAGGTGGGTCAATAAACAAATAATTATCCGCAAGGCAAATATTATTTGTTATAACCGCTCTCGCCTCACGCGGCATTATTCGCATCTGCCGAAAAGTGAAGCTCAACTTATTTTTAAATGCCATATGCTCGAGGGCAAACTCTTTAAGCTCCTGCTCTAAAGTTTTTTCCGGTGACTGCGCCGGTGCGTTTTCAGTATTTTCTGGCGTAGACTGTACTGTTGAATCCATAAAATATAGTTTTTAGTAGATTTTAGTAATTGTTATCAAATAAATCTTTGTCGTCCATCCCGAAAAATTCACAAATTGCGGCCCTTAGTGTTGAGTTACGGCGCGGGTTATGCTCACCCGAAACATAAATACTAATATGCTGACGTGATATTTTAGGAATGCCCTTATTTTTGAGAAAATGAAAAAGATCTTTTTGGCGCGATCCTTTAAGGAGTAACAATTTTTTAAGCTTATTTTTCACGGCGTGAGTATAAAAGATTTATTTGATAAATTCAAGATCTGATACACAGCCAACGCAATCACATGGCAGTGTATCAACGTGGCAATCGAAGCATTTGCCATATTCAATGATGGTACGAATATCTAAAGGCGTGTTGTAATACTGATTACATTCGCGGCACTGTATTACTTTTGAGCGAAAAAATTTAAGTTCTTGAATAAGATTAGGCATAAAAAAATTATTGTTAAGGAATTTTTGCGGCTTCCTCCGCTGTTATTCTATCCATCTCGCGGTCGTAAAACTGTTGAAATGGTATGGCCTTCATGGCAGTTTTTTCCCAACGACGATATAAAACAAACCTAAGCCCTTGGGATTTTGACGCCGGTTGTTTCTTTGGCGGGTGGTAGGTCGGAACAGCCACGCCATTCTTTACAATATCGTCAAAAATATCGTCGAGGCTCATGATTAATAAATAATAGGAGTTGTGGGTCTGCCGTGGCCGTCTTTGCCATAAAAAGGACACGTCAATAGCACGTTTTCACTTTCAGCGGACTTGTAAATACCAGAGGCTTTGGCAAGCTTTAGTTCTTCAAGCGCCATTAAAATATTACCACGGTAACTTTCGAGAGTACCGCGAGTGTATCTATATGCCCTCGACCTGGCAAAATATTTATACTTATCAACAACATTTAATTGAGCTTCGCATTTTAACCCTTCCGTTTCCTCAACAAGCCACTGGTAGAAACTCATCTGTAGAATATAATATTCGGGGTTAAACGTAGTGAGGTTTGCGCATGTTTTAATATCGGCTATAAGTTGTTGATCTGGCAAAAAATCATCGAGTTCGGCCCGAAGTTTTAACCCGCTATATTCAAAAGTAATCACTTTCTTTTTTGGCACTTGCGGGAAAAGACTATTGAGTCGGTACTCTAAGGCGAGCTGCCCTACCATGTCGGCAATACTGTTTGTTATCTCCACCTTGTTTTCAGTTTTGCCAAGGCGCTTCGCAACCACGGCATATTTTTGCGCATAATAGTCGTCGCCGTGAGTTATGCGGTCGTCCAGAGCCTGTCCTATCACAAAGTGGTCTTTATCTTCGAACTCCGCCGTTGGATCTGGCAACTCATCTTCGTACTTCCACTTATAACACTTTTGGCAGCGCATAAATTCTTTGAGTTTTGACGAGGTAATGAAGCCTCGATTTTTTTCAATATATGGATCTTGCATAATGGGGGGGGTAAAATAAATGGCTTTGTGTAGCGTATAAATACGTCTCCGGTAATTACGCTTTGATTTTTAAACTTTCGCATTTTTAGAAATTATCGCATTTAATTTTTCTTGCGCTGCCGCTATGCCATGTTTCATCATGGCTTCTGTTATCTCGCCTTCATTATATATCCGTATAAGCTCTTCTTTGAGCCCCACTACCTCGTCGCGGGTTTTTAACGCGGTAAAAGTTTGTGTTATTTTTTCGAAATTCCAATAATTACTCAATTTTTTATGCGTGCGAGGAGGTGTTTTTTCGGCAATACTCATCTCGAGAAGTTCGTCTGTTGGACTATCAACGCCAACCTCTACCACCTCGGCATTCGTAATGGGTGTAGCCTCGGGCTCTTTTTCGCCAAAGCTTGCGCGCTTTTTTACCATAGCGTCTCGAACAATTTTTAAATCCTCTTCGGAAAGTTTACCAATAGAGTCGGCTATCTTTTCCAACTCTGCAACGGTTTTTGCTTTGCCAATTTCTTCTAAAATAGCCTCGGCATCCATAACAATTGCATCGCTCGGCATGTCCGCATATCGTATTCCTGCAGGTTGCTCAAAGTCCTCGGCATCCTCTTTTAGGTATGATATACCAGCATCTAAAACCTCCGGCACGCTGAATCTAATAAGCTGGCTTATAGCGTGGTAACGCAATTTCTGTTTTGGAGCGAAGGAGTAGGCTCCAGTCTTTTTCACATCGGAAGCCAAAGCTTTTTCTGAATATACTTCGTCGCCTTTCTTTATTGTAACCGTGCACTCGCCAGGCTTGTCATCATAGGAAACCTGCCAACCAAATTTCTTTAGCCGTTTAATCATGGCTACTCCCCAAATAGTAATATGGCCATTCACAATATAGAGACTATTCATTGCTTCCATTGGCGGGATACCCATTTCGAAACCAGCCTGGATTTTTACCAAAGCCTGGTATGCGTTTTTTACATCGGAGCCGAAACACCCGGCTTTATGAAACGCCTCCGCCATGCGTCCCATTTCGGCGAGGCGCTGAGTCTCAAAATGGATTGCTATATCCGAAGCCTTCGGGCCTTCAATAAGTTCGTCATTCATGTAAAAATAATTAAAAAATAAACACCTATTTTTTTACCAAGTCTCCTCTGGATTGTCAAACTTTTCTTTGACATTTTTATTTTGGTCGACGATCTGGCTTTGCCGTAAAATTTCAAGTTCGTTTAAGTTCGCCAGTTTTCCTATCATCTTAAAAAGTTGGTACGAAAATTCCTTGAAGTCAATATTTTCACCGCCACCACTGGCTAAAACCAATTGCGCTTTGCTGTCCTTTACCGGCTCAACAACAACAAACCCCATGATCTTTTTCGTATCATATTCTTTTGAAAGATCGTCCATAAAAACTTTGAAGAGTTCCATAGCGGTTTCCGAATTGATCTGCTTTTTTTCTTCCGGCATAACGTAAAAATTAAAAATTAAAATCATCAAAGTAAACTTTGACATGGCCAATATAGCTACCATTTTTAGCGGGGTCAAGTATAATGCTTCTCATCAAAAATCGCCTTATGGTAAAACAAAAAATCTCAGAGTTCGAAAAAAGGGGCCTTAACTATTATCAGCTTCTTGCTCTTGAAATATCTCATGGTAAATACACTTTGCGCGAGTTAGAGATAGAATTGAAAAGCACGCAAGGCGGATGGAAAACATACTTTGCTGTTGAACGCGCATTGAAACGCCTCAATCGCCGCCCTTAGTAGTAATCTTGCCCGCGACGTTACCGGCAACGAAAATTCCAAGTATTACAGTAATTACTTGAGAATAACTTGGGCCGTCGATTTTTCCGAAGAACAAGGCGGCCGTAACTAGAATTGCGCAAACCGTCACTAAGATAAGCTTTCTTTTTCCTTTAAGCATAGAGCGTTTTTGTAAAATTACTTTTTCGCCAAGAGCCTTGTAATCTCGTCACCATTTTAAACATTTTCGTTTTGCAGTACTTTCCGCCACAAGTCACGTTGACCTGATATTTTCTTTTCCTTATATAGGAAAAATCTTTTCCGCAAATATCACAAACCGAATGTATTTTAGTCTTTTGCATCGGGTATAATAACGCCGTACTCTTCGTACAGTTGGGCTAAGTATTTGAGAGGGTTTCTATTGAACCCTTTGAATGGCAACTCTTTTCGCGTCATGATAAAATCATACGGACTGCTTTTTTGTACCGACGTTGACGTACAGATGACTTCGTAATGAAGATGTGGCTTTGTAGTTCTTGAACCAGTATTGCCGGTTATCCCTAGCATGTCATCCCTTTTAACCTTCGCATGAAGCGAGACCGAAATTGCCGACATGTGAGCAAAAACATGGACCGTTCCTTTTACGTCTCTTAGGTAAATGCAGCGCCCCATTTCTGTTTGAGTCGTAAGGCCTACAACTTCGCCAGTAACCGGCGAAAAAAGGTTTTCGTAACTATATTCAAGATCGACTCCGGTATGGCCTTTTATCGCATTATAGAAACCTTTCGGTACATGCGATCTGTAATCATTTATTACCTTTGAGTTAAAGACTGTTTTCATAATTATTTTTTAATAATTCCATTTACGAGGGTTACTATAACGATAAAAACTATTGTGGTAATTATTGAGATGAAGCCAGTTTTAATTGGTTTCATCTCTTTTTTAAAGCTTTCGAGCTGGTCTTTTGTGGCATAATGTTTTTCTAGGTTTAAGGCCAATGCGGTTAAATTCTCGCCAAGGATTCGCGTTCTTTCGTCGATCCTTGCCAGCATTATATCATTATTTTCGGACATAATTATTCACCAAAGGCTATCCAATTAATATTTGAAGAACCGCCAGCGGAACCAGAGTTAACCGTTCTTATAACAAAAGTCGTATCGGCAGTAGAATTTATTGTTAACGTGGAAGCTGAACCGCCTGCCGACCTAGTAAGGCCACCCGAAGGCGTATTTCCGGAGTCGATACTTTGGGAGTCATCATAAGCAAAGCCACCACCGAAAACGCCATTAATATAGTGCAATAGTCCTTGTTCTATGTGCGCAGCGCTATCGGCTTGTACCTTGCCGCTCAAAATAATATGTTCGGCCCTGAATCCGACGGTTATGGTTTCGTCATTCGTCCCACCTGCCGATTTCGACGTCCCCGTGCCACGTGCCATTTTCTTTCCCCACGTTAAAACTATTTGAGTGGTAGAAAGTCCAAAGCCAATCGGTACGGATGTCGTAGTCGACGGTGTGGTAGAAACCCCACCCGCCGTATCGGATAAATAATGCTGCGCTCCTGCCGTAAATGGCGTCCCACTTGGCGCCGTGTATATTCCGGTACGTTGTATAAGCATCGGGTTGGTGTCGGTACTGGCCGTCAATGCGATTGCGGCAGCCCTTACCTTGCTAGTATCGTTTCCATCCGCCTTTTTCCACTTACTGCTAGAATTATCAAAATATACTATTTCATTTACCGCTATAGTTTCGCCAGCCGTGACAGTAAATACAGCGCCTTGTAAGTTATGCGCTGGGTTTATTAATTGGAAATTCGTACCATCGTACATAAAAACCGCAACTTGGCCGACATAAATGTCGCCAGGGTTTGGGTTTGAACCATCCGGCAATTTAATATTTTTCGTGGTATCCAGGGCAACGCCGTTTTTAAATTCAAGGGTAGAATTACCGGTGTTTGTGTGAGTTATTATCAGTTTAACAACTTGACCGGTCGTCAAAGAAGTAATTTGTGAATCGACAGTAACGATGTAGGCATTTGCCGCTCCGGTATCAGTAAGCGTATCGCCTGCATTAATAGCAATGTCTTTGCGAATATTATTATGTTGGCTGGCCGTTGCGGTATCGCCAATATTTACAGTTGCAGAGTTTAAAGTCATGATACGGTAATGGTTAATGTGATACGCAAAGCATTCAAGCTTGTTTTTGGTACGTCGATATTCACACGGTCGAAAAGATAGCCGGTATTAGCGCTGGCCGATCCTGCAATAAATGCTCCGAATTCTTTTAGTAGGCCGTTGCCGGTGGTTGGGTCGAAATAAAAGGTTATCGTGGCGACATTGGCAGTACGTGAATTATTCTCTACCACGACGCGCGCCACCTCCGCCACGAGTTGGGTGTCAGTCGCCGCTGGTGAGCTCGTATCGGTACCTACCGCGCCATAATTAATCACGCCATCAAAGGCGGACACTTCATTATTCAGCATCGCGGCAAAGGCGTTTTTAGCGATATTTACCACAAGGTTGTCGTACTCTTTCGTTTCAATAATTTTTCCGCTTAAATCGAAAAGCTCGCATTTTACATGTCCTTTAAATCCCGATAGCTTTTCTTTTAGTTCAATATTCATAAGAAATTATACCCAAATATGACTGGCCCCGCCGCTCCAAATTAGTTTGCTTGGAGTAGTCCCCGCGTCATTACTCCAAACGTGCCCTATAAATAGTGTAGTAGCGATTGTTGTATCGGTAAAGTTTATACTTTCATTATAGCCCTGCAATTTGTCAAGCACTTCGGTATCGTCAATAATGGTATTTTTATCCTGTGTTTGCAGTTGTTGCTGGAACCAGTAAAGTATCCCAAAAGTTTTTGTTGTTATTAGTGTTACCGTGTACTCAAAAGCCGTTCCTGTTCTCGCACGTGCATTGATCTTGCTTATTATATAATCCTCGTCGATCCCAAAAGCATCCGATTGTATGTTTATAGTTTGACCGACCCTTAAACCCGTTTCGTATGTTTTAAACTCCGCCTCGCTTGCTTCCGCTGCCCACGCCAAAATCTCTTGAAGTGCCCTTTGCCGCGCGGCCTCTTTTGTTAAAATTGTGGAGTCCTCAATCTTAAATTCAAAATCGTCATAGGTAGTAATCGAATCGTTATCTATAAGTTGAATGAAGACTGCCTTATATGGCTGCCCTGCAAGCGTGAGCGTATTGCCATTCGGCGGAGCCGTATTGAAAGTTATTATCTTCTGATCAATATTGTAAATCGCTTCATAGCCGACAACTTCGACGAAGTACCAACTGTACGCCGTGGCAGTCCACACCGGAGCGGAAGTACCAGAATAACAAAAACCATCATATACTTTTTGGTACACGTCGATTTGATAATAATTACTAGCATCGTTTGCTCCAGAGCGGTTTGCCACAATATGGTATTTTGCGTTCTTATTGAGCAATAAAGTATTTGTCGACGATTCTGTTAACGTAAAAGTGTATTCTGTTGTAGTAGTCCCTATCGAGCCGCCGGCAAGAGTAGTGATACTCGAAAGATTTGTGGCGCTTGGCTTGTCACTTCCATCATCTGAAAACGCTTGGATCTGGAAGTTGTCGGCAGGTGTACCAACTTTTTTAATTCGTATTTTGATTTTCGTACGTCGTCCTTTTTTAGGGCATATAATCTCTAAGGACTGCTTAGCGTTTCCCGATACGTCGCCAACATTTAAAGTGACAAGCCCCTTCGATGTTTGTGAGGCCCCTTGGTTATCCGAAAATTGGTCAAGCCCTTCTTGCCCTAAAGCTTTTTCCACACTGTTTAGCGTAAGCGTGGCTGTTTCTAGGCTATACTTATAACCCAATTTGAAAATCTTATTGAGGCCGTCAACTTGGTGGCCCAAGTCCTCCGTTATCGAGCTATCGAGATATTGCCCGCCACGAACAAAAATACCATTCCTCAACTGGTCAACATTATCTGATATTCTCAAGGAGTTTGGTATGTATTTGCCGCCAGTGTCTGAAAGATTGAACGGCGATAGCTCTGTAAATTTTGCGAAAAAATGTATGTCCCTATCCTGGTCTACGTACCACTGCCATTGAAAAAGATCTGCAAGCTGTTGAATACATTTTGATGGATACTCGTATTTGAAAGTTATTGATTCGACGACCTGTAAGGCATCCATCGAATTATTGCGGCTAAATGCACTAGCCGAAATAGTTTGCATATTATCAAAAGTCACGTTCACCGTAGTGGCCGCCACTGCCGTTACTTCTAATTGAATAAAGTTTACCGTAGCAAAAGACGGCGAACCGGTTGAACTGAAAGCAGAGCGCAAAACGTGTATATGATTCCATCCGTTTTGCGTAATTTGACTTGTGATATTTTTTGAAAAATAATTTGACAGCGTAGTGTCGCCAAGCTTCATTGTCGCCACGCTTAAATTTAAATAATTATCAATAAAAACATCGACGTCTATATAATCAGAGGAACCTAAACCGTACTGTGTAAGATCTAGGAAAATCGTACGGCTCATGCTTACAAGCGTGCCGGTAGAAGTAAGTTTTCGGCCCTGCGTTTCCGTTATAAAGTTTGTTGTGTCGGCAGTTCCGCCGCTCCATATTTCGGTAGGCTCAAAAGTGGCTATCTCGACACGCTTTTTTTTGTTGATATAGCGATTTAGTAATTCGCTTATAATATTAATTACAGGAACGGCATGGTATTTTTCCGCTACAAGGCGGCGGTCCATAATATGCGAATAATCTTTTGCCGAAACCGTATACACAGTTTTAATGCCACCTAAAAACTCCTTATCTATTTTGATAATATTGCCGCCAAAAACTTTTACGCCATTATCGTAAAGGAGTACCTCGTCAAGATTGGTCGGCGTAAAACTTCTACTGCCGAATTTTTGATACTGGAAAGTGATAGTATCGACCTCGTTATTTAATGCCGGATTCCATGATGTTGACGGCCATAAAATAAGGCTGCTTCTATCGACGCCATTAATGTACAGTTGAATACTCATTTTAGGCTAGCTTACGTTGATACCGCAATTTTTGGATAACCATATCCATTATTTTCGTTGCCGAATTTTCATCTAAAAAATTATTGCCGGTAAAAACAAACGTATTGCCGCCGCCACCTATTGCATTATTCGGAGTAACGTATCCATTACTACCGCCCATCGTAAGGAGTTCTGGCCCATCTTCTCCGACAAGATACGTTTCGCCAGCATTGACGCCACCACCACCAGCTTTTTTGCCAGAAACTTTTGCGGAAGCCGAAGCTATAAGCCCGCTTGCCGCACCGCCTCCACCAGCGCCCGAAATAAATGACAATGCTTTTTGGGCTGACGTAACGGCCCCATTAATGCCGTCACTTATTTTGCCAACTAACCCTAAAATAGTTTTTACGATTCCGTCGACAGTATTTTGCATTCCGATCCAAAACCCATCCCATGCGGTTTTGGCCGTTGCCATCCCTTCATTTATCGAACCTGTGATATTGGCCCACGCATCGCTAAGTAGACCCATTATTTGATCCCAAGCGACCTGCAAAGCGGCGAGAAGCGTATTCCACTGATCCCATTGTACTTTTATATTATCCATCAAAAGCTTTAGGCCAGCCTGAATACCAGCCCAAACAGGCTTCAAAAACTCAAGTATCGCTCCCCAAATAATTATAACCGCTTTCCTAAAATCCTCATTTGTATTCCATAGATAAATGAATCCCGCCACAAGGGCCGCGATTCCTAAAATCAAAAGCCCCAAAGGGTTTGCTGTTAAGAATGCCATTGCCGCACTTATGGCTTGAATACCCGCCACAACTTTTGGCGCTATCAAAATAAGAGAAAGTATGCCGGTAGTCACTTCCAAAATAGTTTGTGTAAGTTCGGGGTTTTTCTCTACCCATTGCGTAAGTGTTTGAATTAGTGGCGTGATTTGATTAACTAGATTAGTAATGGCTGGCGCCAGCGCGATTGCAAGTTGCTGTTCTGCTCCTTGGGCCGAAGCCGTCATAGCGTCAAAAGCCGCATTTGCTTTTGCCGCCTTATCAACCGCCAAGTCATCAAAACTTAGCCCAAGCTTTTTTGCTTCCGCCTCCATATCCGAAAGACTTGCAGTGCCATTATTAAAGAATGGCAAAAGCTCGGTACCGGACTTTCCGAAAAGATCCATGGCCTGCGCTGTCCTTTCGGTCGGGTCTTTAATGGCCGCGATTTTATTACCAAGCTTAAAAAATTGTTCCTCCGGCTTTAGCCCTTTTAAATCATTGAGCGTTAGACCAAGTGGCTTTAATGCTTCGGTCGCTTTTTTCGTGTCGTCACCCATTGCCGAAAGATTCGCTTGCATTTTTTTTGTCGCTCCGGTTATAGATTCCAAAGAAAGCCCCATCTGGTCACTCGTAGCTTTCATACTCGATAATGCCAAAACTGAAATACCGGTTTGTTTTGAAAGATTCTCAAAATGTTCTCCTGTATCGGCAAGCCCTTTTACGGCCGCAATAGAAAATCCTTTTATCGCTCCCGCCGCAATTCCCGCCGCATTAGACATTTTTGAAAGTCCTCCGGCTAAATCATTACCGATTGTTTTTAATCCATCGGCCCCTTCGGAAGCGAATTTTACCATTACGTTTAGGAGTCTATCGGCCATAAAAATTAAACAAATTCTACAACGTCCCTTCTTTTAGCAGCTTTCGCATCCGACGCCTGCTTTTCATTGCGGGCGGAAATTATCGAAAGAATGCTACTAACCATATTGTAATCTTCTTTTCTTAGCGCGCTAGGTAAGCAATGCAGCTCTAAACACATGAGTTGTATTAAATACTCATTAGTGGCCTCTTCGTGCTGAATAAGCGAAGCTATTTTTTCGTGGTCGCTTCTAGCTTTTTTTTTATGGCGTCAAAAATATCCGCCACCTCATTTTCAATAATCTTTCCATCGATAACGTCAAGCTTTGCCATAAGGCCAACAGTAGAAATTACAGTGCTCCCATCTTTGCAGTCATGCAAAAAAATCTGAATCATTTTTTGTTTACCTTCCTGCACAAGCTTACCATTCAATTCCGCCGCTTGGGTACCATTGCCAGAAACAGAAACCCGCACATTATTAGTGTAGTGGTTTTCTATACCTTCAAACTCATCATAAGTGATACTTTCCCGAAGTTCTACAACATAGCCGGAAACCGGCAGCGTGATAGTTTTCATTAGTAAGCTGAAATAGTATTGGATAATGTAACCGTCGCCATCTTTGAATCTGTTTTACTATAACGTGCCCTAAACTCAATAGTCTCTTCGACGAGTCCGTTGAGGTCTCGTTTCGTTTTTACGCTTACGATAGACGCGCTATGCAGATCTATTGTAAGGCCAGGGTTTGCGGACGTCCCAATGGTCGCATCGGTATTTTGGAAGTCAAAGCGTAAAGCTTTTTTAGTGCCAGCGACTAAAAGCGCATTATAGCTTGTATCGTTATGTACTATGGTGAAAGACCCTTTAATTCCCCACGGTCCATTTAAAATATCGTTTGGAGTGTTTTGGCCTAGTACTTCCTCAATCATTACCTTTTGACCGAACTCTAAAGAGAACTCTCTAATTTTTACGGCAGCCGCTCCCGCTAAACCAGATTGAGCGGAGGCCATTTTGAAAGTTAAATGCTTTGAGAAAAAATCATTTTCGGCCACAATTGAAACTGTATTGGAGGCGGAGGCGGAAGCTTTGCCGGTAATACCCGCTTCAAACATTGCATAGTCGCCATATTTACAAGAGATTTTAAGCGTATCAACAACAGAATTCGCCATGACAACGTCATAGTTTGCATCCTTTAATGCTACTGAAAGAGATTGGTGTTGCACAGTTTGAGCAACCGTAAACACATGATCGTAAACAGCAGCGTTTGGAGCGCTTCTTGCTGTCGGGGTATCAGTCCCAAAAAGCGATAAAAGCAAATATCCGAAATTTAAATCTTTTATTTTCGAGGCGAGTGTAGCAGAGCCGAAAATTAAAGCCAAAGCATGGTCGTCGGTATCTTCTAGCCGTGCGATAGAGGCTTCATTGTCTAGTAAGTTGACCTCGTCGTTATAATCAACCTTAGTCCACGGTATCCATTTACCAGGGGCCACGGCGGTACCGCGTGACGATTCCTTGCCAAGCCCAACGCTACAAAGACGACCTATTATTTTTGTCATATATTATTTATTAATGAGTTCAGAAACCATTTTTTCAGCTTCCTCTTTCGATTCTGCAAAAACTGTTTTTCCCCAAATGCCATCAACTACCACCTGGGGAAAATGGAACTCTTGAAGATTTTTTTCTTGTTTTTTTTCAGAAGTTTTTGCCATACATTAATAGTTTGTTCTCGATTTCTAACCCGTCAATAATTAAATAACTTGAATTTCTGCATAGCATACAAGCGTCAATGAAGCCCACAATATAGGCCCATTCGCGCCTTCAAAAAAACCAAAGCTTGCTGGCACCGGTAAACAGTAATGGCATACTCCGCCAAGTGTAATATCCGCATCGAACGCCGCAATAAGAGTATCAACCGCACGCTGTAAAATCCCTACCGCTTGCTGTCGCGTTATATTTTGGAACTCCTGTTCTATGACAATATCGAATCCGTACCCGCGTAAATTATCAGTGGAAGCATAGGCAGTATTAACAAGGCTGGCAGGCTCAAACATAGCAGCGGGAAAACCTGCCGGCGCCGTCTCAAAATAGTTATATGCTACGGATAAAATTTTGCCGCTTCCAGTATTGGCATCGAGCTTTGCTTTTATTGCAGTGGAAAGATTATCAAAAGTTGCTGTCATGCTGCCAATTTCGTTAAAATATTATTAATTGCCGAATCAAAAAAGCCAAAAATATCCGACTGTGTAGCCTCTTTTGCATAATCAAAAAACGGATTGGCTTTTGTACCCTTTGCGGCTATCGAACGTGCTACCATAAACGGAGGTATGCCATGCCTATTAGCCCATGGCTCAATGGCCTGTATTGGCGGCCAGTGTGGTCTCGTCCCTTCGTGAACAAATACCGCATAATCAGTGTCGGCCCGAACTTCACCTGATAAAGCGTTTTCAGTTTTCGTAATGATTTTTGACGCCAGGGTGGAAGTATCTTTTTGAACAAATTGACGTGCGGAAGCCTGCAAAAGAATAAGTGATTTTTGCAATATCGGCCCCAAAACTTCTACTACAATATCAGGAGCTTTACTAAAAGCTTTTTGTAATTCTTTTAAACCGTCTATTTTTATCTCTATAGGCTCGCTCATGAGTATTTTTGACGTTTTTCTAAAAAGCAATAAAGGATTTTTATACTTTTTTGTGTGAATTTTTGAGTGCCTTTTACGGCGTACTCTTCACTAAGATATGTAACTATGTCACCAGTCCGTACATCGTTCGCCGCATCCGTAGTAAATTTGTATGCCTGTCCTGTAATGCGTAACGCGATAATGTTTTGATCTGAATCAACCGGCATAAAAAGGCCATATATCGTACCAGAAACCGCACCATAACTAGATTTATCGCTCGACTGGCTTAGCCTTTGTATAGTTATCGGATCAGTGTACGAGGTGAAAATCATAAACTTACTTTTATGTAGTCGGCTAAAAGATTTACTACCATTGGGTCAAGATCTTCATGCCATGCGATACTTGCACCGCTTATGCTTTCGTTAAGGACGCCCTGCGCTTGCCGCTTCAAAAATTCTTTAGCAACAACTTTTTGGCAGGCGAAGTCAAGGTCTTCTGGTACCGATCCATCAACATAGCCGCCTTTATAGATGACCTTTATATTTTGGTGGCCGCGCGGCAAACAAAACTGAAAAAATACTTCGCCGGTTTCTGGCTTGAAAACGTATTGAGTAGCCGCATCGTAAGTGTACCAAGTTGGATTCGTAAACGATCCTACCCTAGAAGACATGCTGGTGATTGAGGTAATAGGATATTTTTTCAACTGTAACACTTTCATGTTTCCATCGTAGCCATCATAATATTCGGTAACATCGGCCCCGTCGCTTCGAAAGTCCCTATCACAATAATTTGCAATGTACTTACTTGCAGCCGTAACAAGCGTTTGAAGCAGGGCGTCATACGTTGTATCGCTAATTCCAAGGAGCGTTTTAACGCTTGCTATTGTGGTTAAATCTTTTGCGTTGGCTGTCATAGAAAATCAAAAGTACATAAAAATCATGCGCTCGATTTCTAACCGGTCAACAAAAGGCCCCTTCAAAATGAAGGGGCCTAAATAGTGAGGTTGTATTTACAGCTTACGCTGGTGTGAGTGAATTTACACTTGAGCCTTCCTGGAATGGTTTGACGAGGATTGCGGCGGCTATAAGTGAAGCAGTCGTGCTGCTCATGGTATCTTTTGCGCGTACCCATTTATACCCTGCAAGATTAACACGTCCGGCGGCGCTCTTATTATCACCGTTCGATCCGGTTACTTGGCCAACAGTAGCTAAGGTCGTCCATGTACCATCAGATCCATTCGTTGAATCTGCTGAGCCTTGGAAAACGACATCGTGCGTTTCTGTAGTACCACCAACGGCACCAAAAAGTACCATGCCAAGGGCATCATCATCATACGCCTCAACGTTAACACCGGTGCCGGTTTCGGTAGCGGTGATTGATTTTGGTACTATAAGCGGAATTAGTTTATATGTTTCTGCTAAAGCTTTCATAAATTTTAAAAAATTATTTAAATAAAACCGGTTATTTATTCTCGGCTTGCTTTGGAGCGCCCTTTGTCTTTGATTTTGTAACTTCCTCATCTTCATGAGCAAGTTCGTAATCTTTTTTATCGAGAGCCTTTATTTCTTCTGGCGTTACTTCGTATACGCCACCCTTGTCATAACTTTTCCCCATGTGGAATGATGGAACTAAAAATTTAATTTTCATGTGATAAAATTTAAAAAATATTAAAGCTACGATTATACAGTAGAGGCCGCCATGTAGCAAAGGCGGCCTCTATGATTCTACCTAGTAATCAGCTTGCGGCTGTCTTCAACACTGCGAATGCAGCACCTAAACCTACAGCAAGTGCAACGCGTTCCGTTAAACGGATTGCAGCTTGATTTGTTTCAAGTAAGCTTACGCCACCAACAACGCCATCTTCGGAGATTTTGATTGTCATCTGTTGACGGTCACCCATGTAAAGACCTTTCTTCAAAGATCCGAAAATTACGTACTTTGTAGAAACGGCAGTTGTACTTGGCATCTGATCGTTCAAATACACAGGATACCCCCAAAGGAAACCGGATGGTTTTAGACCAAATCCGTCTCCTGATCCGCCACTATTGGAAGGAGAACCAAACGGAGCGATTGGATTTTGGAAAGATGATACGTTTTGTGAGTTTTGGGTTAACTTCTGTACCATATTCCAAACCAGGCGGTGCATAATAAATGCAGAAGTTGGAAGTACGGAGCTTTTTACGTTCGCAATAAGGTCGCGAAGGTCGTTCAATGTGAGTTCTGGAAAAGTATCCTGTCCAGAGGCCATTGTTACAACCGTAACAGTAGAATCAGAAAGAATACCTGTAAATGGTGAGCCTGTACCAACTAAGCCCTGTTTATCCTCTTCACCGGCAAATGCTTCGGCAAAAAGATCTGAAAGCTCATTGACTACAATAACGTCAGCATCCTCAAGTAATTCGTTTGAATAAACCGTGATACCGGTTAATGTTTTTGCTGTTAATGCGATGTTTGCCAACACTGGAGTTGAAGCAGTTCCGGCGGTAGCTTCACCAGGCCAGTATACGGTTACGGAAGTTGCAAGGGTTGGCACGTTCAATATGTCATTTTTCATTTTTTTGACATAGCAGAATTTACGAACTAGGCCGTAGTCAAGTTCGATTCTGTTAATTTCAGCGGCGAACTCTTGTGGTACGAGATAACCACCAGCGGAGCCAGTGCCTTCCGTCATACCCTTTTCGCTAATAGCTTTGAGTTGGGCCGAATCTTTGTTGTACAAAGCCTTCAAAAAGGTAACAGCCTTTTGCTTTTGTTCAACACTGTTGTCTTCTGTACCTTTAAACTCTGGCTTTTTAACATCTTTCAAGCCAAGTTCTTGCAACCGTTTTTCTACCTGTTCGTCGATTGTCTTTTTAAGAGCCTCGACATGTTTTGTAAGTGAAGCCTCGATAGACTCACTTATTTTATTGAGTGTCTTTTCATCCATATAGATTTTAAAATAAAAAAATAAATTACTTTTTGGCGAATGGTTTTAATCCAGTGAGCGCCTTCTCAATGAATTTATCCGCACCTTTGCATAGGTCTACGATTGCCTTCGCCTCGTCGACAGTAAGCCTTTTCCCATCATCAACAGCGGGGTCGCTTACGGCTGCAAGTAACTCCTGCAGGGGCTTTATAACCGCCTCGATAGAATCGAGAGCCGTTTTAACGAGGGTCTCATTTTTTGACGACAAGACTCTGCCGCGCTTTATGACGACTGGATCGACTACGTCTTCAATAACGTAGGAATCGAGAAGTGCGCAAAGATCGGATTTCATATTTTTTAATTCACCCTTTCGAATTTTTACCGCAATAGCGGCAACCTCTTTTTTCTTTAATTCGGGTGCTGTTTGTTCAAACTGTTTATAGTGGGCTGCTAAGTGGTCGTAACATCCCTGTATATCCTCTTCGGGGATTCCGCTATTCCCATTAATCAGGTTATCCATTGCAGCCTTTACGCCTTCCCAAACAGCCACAAGTTTCCCATCCATTACGTCATGATGGGGAAGCTTATAGCCGCTAACATCTTCGGCCATCGAGTCATCAAACCATGCGAAAGCTTCTGCATATTTTTTATAATCAATAACAGGGTCGGTGGGGTCCTCTTCATTATCGCCGCCATCTCCTGGTGTACCTTCCGCATATGCTTCAATATTTTGAAGAGCGGTTGTTTCGTCCCATGCAGTAGCCTGGTCGGCTATATCGCACTCCACAACAGGCATTACCATTTTCGCGCTAAAAGATTTTAGGGCAAAAGAAATTGTTTTTTCCAAAGAAATAGCTTCGGGATTGGCGGGAACCGGAACGAAAGAAAGCTCTAATAGTTCCGCCTTAGTGATTACGTTACCCTGCTTTTCATGCGGGATAAATCCAACGGAAACAGTTTTTAAGATTCCGTCATCATAAAGCTGTCTAATGTATTGACCCTCTTGCGTATTCGCAAAAACGCCTTCCACAATTACCGACTCTCCCTCGATATAAACTTTCGTGGCCGCGCCAACTATGCAACACATATCCCAATAATTATGCCCGAAAAGAATTACTGGATTTTTCATGAAGTTTTGAAAGTCCCAACCCTCCACTAAAATGCTCTCGCCGTCACGATCGACGCCCGAAGTTGTAGCGATAACCTTAAAAATGCCATTGCCTTTTACTTCCTTTATCTTCATGTTTGATAAAGACTTTGAAAGCTTTGCGGCGAGCTCCTTTGAATATTCTTTGATTTGGTTTTCAATATCCATAAAAATAAATTACATTTAAAGTTTGAGCCTGTTTTCTAACACGTCAATTTTTAAAACTGCCATCGCGTTTTCATCAAAGCCATGTGCGCTATCGCGTCGGCCTCATTGATAGCTTCCTGCTTCACGTCGATTTCGTAAATCCTACCTTCTAAAAACTGCCAGTAAGCGCCACCGCCGTTTGCCCATCCACAACCGATAGATGTCGTATTTGTTCCGGTTTGCGTAAAGGTCGCGTTATTGAAAGCTGAAAATGGAACTGAACCGACTAGCCCATCCATCGACATATACAAAACGCCATTTCTTCTAAAAAGATAAATAACGTGTATGGTATCTATTGCCATACTCCCGCCACCAACGCCGTTTGAATTCGCTATCATCCAGGCTCCACTATCATTGAGGATATAGCCCGAATTAGTACCGTTATATTGGATACCAGCGCGAGCCGGAGTCCCATGGTGTGAAACCTCTATAATCGACATATCCGTATTTGCCGCCCTTCTTGAGCATGTAATAGCAATTGTAAAATCCAAAAGTGGGTTTATTAACAATTGGTTTAAAACGAGTTTGTGCGAGCTTGCTTTTGTGAAACCAATATAGCGCTCACCGTTAGCATCAGTGCCCCACGCTGGCTTATTTGTAGTTTCGGCAAAATCGAGAGTGCCACCTATTTTTTCGAGCCAGTGCGTTACCCCCGAAGAGTCGGTTACGCCTGAATCCGCTTGCCACGTCATAGTAAAGCCAAGGTCTTTTGTGGGGTCGGTGTCATAAACTTCGGTTACGGTGCGCACTACATTAAAATCAATAATCACCTCAACGCCGGCCGTAAACGGTACGATCCTTTTAACGCCTTCTCGAATAATTTGAATGTAACCGGAAGTTGTGGTTAGTGGCTTAAATTTATACCGCTGTGTATCGTGGTCGTATGAAAATTCGCCTGCATGATCTTTCCCGCCAGCACCCGCCGCACTCTTTGGGTTTGTTGTGGTACCGGTCCATACCTCGAAAAGCTTTGTTTTCATCCAACCCAAAAGCCGAAGATCACCAGGAGGTGATTTTCTAGGCATCGTCCATTCGGTTGCATTAGCTAAAAGGTAAGGGAAAAAATATCTTTCTGAGTAAATTTCACTCGCACCATTTACGCCATCGGCATGCAAAATCCTGTTAGAATCTCCTGTTTGCGTAATACAAATATGTACTTTTGCTTTGGCGCCTGGTATCGACTGTAAAGCATTTTTTAGACGAGTAATAGAAGGCAGTCCCTCTGTTTCGTTATAATCACCCAAAAGCCAAACGTGTGGGCCACCTGGGATTGCCACAATTCTAGCAATTGCGTCAATAACATTACGCGCCATGTATTGATCTCGACTTGCGGCGCCAGGAGTAAGCCAAGTAGTTCCGCCTGGTTGTACCTGTGCGTCCAGAGTAGGACGAATCGAAACGCCCTGCTTACCATAATATGAATCTTCAGTGTCAAAACCCAAGTCATAGTTTGGAAAATATACTGCCACACCCAAACACCTATCAGGGAATCGAGCGGCAAAATTTAAAGCATCGAGGCCGCCGGTAGAATAGCCTATAGCTATTGCAGGAGCATTGCCAAAAAAAGTGCCGTCTCCATTTGTGGCATATCCAAAAACATTACTACCGACCGCGTTTGTGGCATGGTCCAAAATATCGAGAGCATCTTGACCGTCACGGGCATAATCAATCGTGCCACCATTGCCACGACCACGAGTTTGCATTTTGATGACGAGTGGTGCGCGTCCACTCGCTGGGTCAACATAGCCTGCCATTCTTTCTGCCTGAGCATCTGAAAAAGAAGAGCGTCCACTTTGTCCAAACCCTGCAAAAAGAAGCGTTGGGACCAATTTTGAAGTAGCGGCGTGGCCTGTATCATGACATCGCTTATAGCCAAGGTTAGTGATGGTCGGGTCAATTGTACTTGTTACTGTTGTAACATCGACTTTCGTATAAGATCCGGACGCTCCGGTTGTTGGAATTGCCGCTGTTGGATTTGTAGGTGGCGTTGAAGCATACTGTTGGTATGCTTCTTTTGGCATAATGCCGTTTATATCCTGTGAAGCGGGCGGTGGTGTTATGTTAGACATAAATTAAATTACCAAGTAAATATTTTTACAGAAGAGGAACCAGCGGAAGTGATAGCGTAAAGAGTAGCAGTATATCCATCCAACGTAACCGCCTGCCCTGGTGCTAAAACCGCCGTCGTTCCAAAGGTTAAACCGGTTGGTCCGATAGATATTGCGGCGCCACTTCCATTAACAATAACAACGCCACGTCGTTGTGAGTTTTGTGCTAAAATTTGAGTCCCGCCAGTGGTTGAATCTACAACCACCTCTTCGAGTGTCGGGTCGGTATTTGTTGGTTTAACGAATGTCATAAATAATTTTTAAATTGTATCTATTTTTAGTTTGTTCTTGATTTCTACCTAGTCAACAACTGGAATTAAAACGCATCGACAGTTCGGGTGCGCTGGCGGTATATCGAGACTTCCGCCGTAGGGCTGTATCCCATGCTCAATAAGGCTGTCCTCATTCATAAAACTGTCGCCAAGGTCTACCTCTTGACCGTGCAGCAAAGAACAAAAATCGTCGACTCTTTCGTCTAGAGCTGTGTACCATATCGTTTTCGAAACAACCCCGCTTTGAGTCCACGCCTCAATATCGGCTTCCGCACCACCTCTTATAGTTTCCGTTCTGGCAATTGTGGAGCTTCGGGCTTCTGAAAAGCCTACATAGTTTTCTATTCTAGCCGCAAGATCGTCCGCACCTTCGCCCTGGTCAACCCCTGCCGCAATAAGAACGCGTAAATCTTGCGCTGTTTTTGCCGTTATTTCTTTTGCAAAACGTGTTGTATTTTTTTTAATAAAATCGCCGGCACTTTCAATATCAAAATCCGCTTCGGAACCAACGTACTTTAAAGCCTCTTGCCCTGCCTTCGCCGTAAGCTTTTTTATCAGTGGCGTAAACAAATCAATAGTCACTTTAATTTCTACATTCGGATCTAGTACGTCGGTTGCGGCTTTGAAGCCATAACGCTTTTTGTTTTTTTTAACATTGAGGATTGCTCTTTTTTTTTGATCTGCAAAAAGCTTTTGGCTGGCCTCGATAAATTCTTTTTCAAACGGCTTTAAAATGTCGTCTTTCGCCTTTCCTCTGTTCACTCCTTTTTCTTCAAAGTCCACTGGCAAGGAAGTCTTTGGTGCGGCTGGTGTTGCATCCGTTGCGCTTTTGATTCCGGCCATAATTTCAGAAGTCAACTTTGCCATGGTTGGATCTATACTTTTTCGCTTTGGCATCTCAATAGCCTTTGCGGTCTTTACGCCGCCATAAGGGTTTAACCCAAAGCCCAAAAAGACGACATCGCCGCCCTCAATTTCTGGCAATCCAAGTAAACGCCGCCCATCATTTATCGTATAAATTCCGCCGGCAATCCCCTGTGATATTTGACTAACAAGAGCGTCCGGATCTTCGGGTGGCCTATTTTGTAATTCAAATTCGAGGGTGTCGCCATCCTTAAACATCGGCAAGTAATACTCATTTAACGAGTTCACAATGCGTCGATACTTTGGCATTATGGTAAATTTCACAAAGGCATATAAGGCAGCCTCTGCCGACGCTCTGTTAACCTCCTCTGTTAACCCCAATATTGTTTTTGGAACCCTGAAAATTCCTAAAATCTCTTCGCGGCTAAACCTCCTTTGCTCTATGTATTCCATATCCGCATGGGAGGGGCTTATTGTTTCAATGGTCAAACCCCTTGGCGCTACCAACATTTTCCCGACGTTGTGAACTCCGGAGTAACGATTTTTCCACTCTTCTCTTAGTGAGTCCTTTTGCGCTTTGCTTAAATCTGAATCGAATTTTAAAATCATGTCGGGACGCGCTGAATTTTGGAACCAGTTTTTATTGTAGGTTTTTGCGTATTCGTCAATTTCTGCAGCCGTGCGGGTAGCCTCCAAAGTCGACATGCCCTCGAAATTATTCTTAGGGTTGAAATTGCGGAACGGTACCACTAACGCGGGGTCAATGACGGCGAACTCTCTGCTAGATTCTGCATACAGATAATACGACGTAATATTGCCAAGCTTATCTATAATTGGCTTCATAAGCGATGGGTCTGGCAATACGCATTCGCTTGGTGTGCCAAGGTTATTCCGTAAAACTATCCAGTAATATTTACCGTTCAATTCAATGTGTGCACCTGTGGCGAAAAATAAATCATACTTTGTTGAGCCTTCATTGACATAGCTCAAAAGCTTTAAAGCGTCGTGCTTAAATACTTGTTCTTTTTTGCCGTCCGGACTCTTGCGAATGAGTTTAATATCTATTTCGGCAATCTGCTCCGCAATAGCCTGTACGGCAGAAAAAACCCAACCACGATAGAGTTCGTCGTTAGATTTTCCTGGCATTAATCTGTTATAGATTGCCGTTGCTATTTCTGAAATAAGGGGGATGTTATTGGCATTTTGCCCTTTCGCCTTCCCCATGAAAAAATCTAGTAGGGCCATGATTGATCTGTTTAATAGTCAATCAAAGCATAGCCCTACTTTCTCACCGCGCTAGTTAATTTTATGCTGCTCATGTTTACCGGCGTATCCGCTAAAGGCTTCCAGTTGCATGATTCTTTTTTCAAGATCTTTGAGGCCGACCTCGTCGTCTTTATCAAAATGGATTTGTGCAATGGTTAAAATATTATGAAGTTCGGCCATTCGCATCATTGAATGCTGTAATAATTTCATTGTCCTCTTGTGAAGTTTTAGAGCTTTAGTATTCATAAAAATTTAAATAGCGGATAAAATTTCTTTCCTGTCGAGGCGTACCTTGTTGCCTTCGCCAATCCTGTGCACCCGAAACCAGCTTTCGTTTTCCGGTTGGGCCATAAAGTCAATGAGGGCTTGGCGAGACCACCGGCCAGAAAGTACGCGCATATTGTTATCGCCGCGCGTTAATATTTTACGGCGCTCTAAGTTACTGGCGAGCCTATTGAACTTTTCCATATTGGCAATTCCGAAAGTCGCGCGCACACCGTTGACACCTTCGCGTCGTAAGTTACCATTGCGTATAAGATAATCTGCAAGCTCCGCCACCGGTATGCCTTCAATAAGTTTTTCCTGGTCGAGACCAAGCTCTTTTCTTTGAGCTTTTCGGAAAAATCGAAAAGCTGCTTTCCTGGAAAATATTATTGCTATGCCTAAAGACAGTTTTGGGAGCGCAAAGTTTTGGTACTGAATTATTGAAAGAATAAAATTCAATACCGCATAGGGCTTTATAATTATAAAACCAACAGTAAGCCCCGCTATCAACTCCATAGCTTTACGAAAGAGATAAACTATTTTCTTTCGCTCAACGTATGCTATAACCTTTTGCCAAAGTACTGAAATTAAAGACGAATTTTTATTTTGATTTTCTAACATAGTTATGAATTATAAGGGATAAATCTTTTATGAATATTGCGGGCGTGAATCTGAAAAGGAAGCTGGTCTGTTTTGAGTTCTTCATTTTGACGTTTCCAATACTTGAACTCAACAGCGGTGATGTTTCCTTTTTCAACTTCTAGCATTAAATATTCCAGGTAATTTTTGCCGAAGCGAACATACCTTTTAGTTGGATAGTTTATTTTTGTTTTCATGTGAGTGGTAAATAAAGAATTTTTGAAGCGGCCAAAATCAATGTTGCTGAACTGGCGTATATGATTACTGAGAGGCCGATATATTTTAGTGTTTGCATTTTAGTTTTTGTGTTAAAGTATTTTCGCCTTTGCTTGGGGGCTTATTAGCGGAGGGGAAAGGGGGCGTTGCACTCGCCCCCTTTTTCTATACGTTATTTTTCAAAGCCGTACTTATCCGCAATTTCTTGCAGAGAGGTATTGGCTTCGATCAAATAAGCGTCCGCCTTTTCGCTTGCAGCTTTAGCCTCGAGGAATTTACCGGTATTGTTTTCTTCGATCCCTTCGACGAAAAAATTAACGGCATCTTGCCTTTTGTTAAAACTGAGCAAAAACTTTTGAGTGGCGTCAATCAAAAGTTGCTTACCGGAAACATCCGGTACGTTACCTTGCAATTCATAAGTGAGCATTATGGCCCCTTTGATCTTTTGACCGTCCACACCTTTAAAATCTGAGTAAGCACCGTTGACGTCACCCTTAGCCGCCTTTGTGGCAGCTTCGAGGTACGCATTGCTTACAGTAGAATTTAAACCTTTAAGCTGAACGTAATAGTTTTTTACAGCTTCGGAGTTATCAACCGGAGTCGTAGCGGTCTTTTGACCGGCGGCCCCAATAAGTCCGGCAATTATTAACAAGGCTAGCAAGGCCCCAACAACTGCAAGTATCCAGAATGCTGTACCCATCTTCTTTTCCATATAACGCGCGTTAAAAAGTAAAACCATTTTTCTCGACCGATTCGTTTTGCCCTTCCAGGCACGACCTCCTTTCTTAGTTAAGAAATCTTTTAATTATAGCATAACCAGAAATAAAAACAAGAGGCGTCAAAGTGACTTGAACCACCTCTTGAACTCTGGCTTGAACCGATACTTGAACCACCTCTTGAACGGCATATGTTAGCGATTTATTCTTTTTCGCTTTGTTTATGGGTTGTCATGGAATTCTGGGTTAAGTTTAATTTCCTGAGAAATAAAATTATCTAGCATTGATTTATATTCGTGTGTTCCCATGATTATGGTAGAGGGTGGAATGTATTTTGACCGTATCACCTTAAACCCATGAAATAATGGTTTATTCCACTTCTCTTCTCTGGTTTTCCACCATAACCAACAAGCAAATTCATGCAATTTATTCTTTAAAATTTTATGGGTTGTCATGGGGATTAATTATCAAATATTCTATTGCAATGCTTACACCGCGTTATGCCATTTGTTGTTTGAATAATGTCGTATCGGCAAGAAGAAGTATAATTACACCCTTCGCATTCATAAGTAGCCAATAAATTACAATGACGCTCTTTCGCCTCATTTTGTGGCTGGCAGGCATCAATGAAAGTATTATTTCTTAAATTATTATATTTAAGACATTTTGGACACCCTCCCTGAATGTCTCTACCGCGGCAAATATCGCACTTCTTTTCTTCATTGTTACTTTGCATCGGAAAGTTTATTAAGAATTTTTATATTGTTACTTTGATATTTTAGAAGATAAATTTTCTAATTTTTTCTCAAAATCCCTGAGCATTTTTTTATAAACTCTAATCATGATTTCAGGTAATCTTTTCGTTAAACTAAAAGTTAAATCGTTTTTAAAAACTATTATAATTTCATGGTTATTATTTTCTGTAAAAATCTTTGAGAATGTTTTCACAAAACTATTTACTTCATCGTCACCAAAAACTGGAACTAAAAATAATATCTGATTCTTAATATAGTTTTCAATTTTCGCTTGATCTTTCAAGAAAAAGGCTTCACCACTTTTAACGTATTTTTTCTGCCATTGTATATTCATAAAGAGGGTTTGTTACTTTGTATCGGGGGAGGGGTTTATGATTTTTTGATAAATTTCGGGGCCACAACAATCTGAATCACTACATATTTCTTTAGCTATTTCTGCATCAATCTTTCGTTGCTCCTCTCGTCCTCTTTCGTAGCTAATGAGGTCTTGGGCAGCTAATAATTTATCGATACCATCAACATGGGCAGGGTTGATATATACATATCCGCCCATCGTATCACCCTTTTCAATGTTCCATATTTCAAGTAGCTTTTTCGCCTCTGCGAGTTTGGAGGGGGTTGGGTTGGTCATAAAGAATTTGTATAAAACATGTAAAAAGTTAGAGGTAGAACTATTAGAAGGATTATTATAATCATTCCGACAATCTCAGGATCGTCCCACCATTCTAATTTTCTTCGGATTCCCTTCTCGCTTTTTTCGTTGGTGGGCATGGTTAAAGAGTTATGAGTTTATTTTCGAGGAGATAAATGAGCATTTTAGCACGGGCGTCTGCTTCAGTATCGCCATAAAATTCAATATCTTCATCAAGTGTTGTTTGAAAAGTTTGATTCCAGCAAACGATCTTTTCATCATTTTGTTTTCCTGACCAAAGACCAGTGGGCAACATCTCTCCAAGCTCTGCTACGGTGTAAGCACAAATATTATCCTCGCAATAATCTGGCTTACCATTTTCCCATCTTTCTATTTTTGTTGCACCTGTCCATTCCCAATAAAATAAACTTGGTTTAGTGACATGTAATTTATGTAATTTGATTGCTAATTCCTTATTGCAAACTTGTTCTTCAATGGTCATTCTAGTTTTGGGGGTTAAGGAATAAGATTATTGTATTATTGCTGAATAAGATTTTCCATCAAATTCGACTTTTATTATTTTCCCTTTTAAGTTGTCAAATTTTTCGTCTTTGACCTCATTATAATCTTTAACCAAAAGTACATTCTCTTCATCTAGCACTACCTCGGTTACATCCCAATTTTTATTTTTTCTCGCAAAACACCAGCCAGTTACTAATTTTAATTTGCCGTACACCCACGCATCGCCGGACACCTGCGCATCGCCGGACACCTGCGCATTGCCGGACACCTGCGCATTGCCGGACACCCACGCATCGCCGTACACCCGCGCATCGCCGTACACCCGCGCATTGCCGTACACCCACGCATCGCCGTACACCCGCGCATCGCCGGACACCTGCGCATTGCCGGACACCTGCGCATTGCCGGACACCCACGCATCGCCGTACACCCGCGCATCGCCGTACACCCGCGCATTGCCGTACACCCACGCATCGCCGTACACCCGCGCATCGCCGGACACCTGCGCATTGCCGGACACCTGCGCATTGCCGGACACCCACGCATCGCCGTACACCCGCGCA